TATCTACTATGATGTTACCTTCAACAGTGGACTTTCCAGTCTTATTCATATTTTTGAGGATGTCGTTTACGATTTCCCCTTCGATGTTTTTAGACATATTGTTCTCCATTCTTGAGAGAGAAGAGCTTGTCAAGTCGCTCTTGTGTATGTAATAATGAATATAACTCTCCAATGCAATGTTGGAGTTCTCTTATTTTAACTGCTTGTTTTAAACAGCATTCTTTCTCAACTTCATATTTTCTTTTGTAGTCTAATGTCAACAATTCAACAACAGGAGAGAATTCATCTTCATGATTCTGTGTATCTGAAAGATGAACTCTGAATAGATTTAGAATTGCTAATGTGGATGGGAATAATGTGGATGGGAATTTGGAGCTTTCATTTTTGGTTTTCATTTTTCTTTTTCCTTTTTAGTTTTCATTTTTCTTTCTCCTTTTTTCTTTTTTCTGAAGTTGTAATCTTGTAATACAATTGATATAGCATTTTCACTACCAAAATGGAATTTTCAAATGTATTACAAAGGATAAAATAGGGCTTTGTAATGCAAATGTCAAGGATTATTTTCGATTTTTTTGAAGTATTTTTGGGGGGTAAGGTGTTGTTTTTATTGGGGATGGTGAAGATGAGAAGGTGTGAATGTAGGGGGAGTGGAATATAGGAGCAAATTGTGCTAAAATGAGCATTCGAAACTTCATGTCGTTGTGCGACAATGAGATATGATGCACGTTTTCAGGGCAAGGGGAGGGGGAAGAAGAGTATATATTATATATTTTTTATATATATATATAATATAAAAATAAACCCCCCTTTTCTCCCATAGTCTTATTGCTATCTTTACTTTTTTATTATATACTCCCCTTATAGGGAATGAAAACTGTAAAGTGTTGTGGGACAGGGAGTTGAAGTTTTGAATGAGCATTTGTGCAGTAGAATTGGTGAATAGTGGAGATGCTATGTCGTTGTGAGACAAGGGATTATGGAGGGACTTAACATAGATATATAGATATGTGGAAGGGGTTTCTCTGTAAATTTCAACCTGGGAAAAAGTTAAAGTGTTGTGGGACAGGGAGTTGAAGGAAAAAAGTCTTATCTCATTGTAGGGCAATAAGATAAGATATTATGAAACTTCAATATTCATATCTCATTGCCCCACAACAAAATACAAACACTATCACAAAGTATATGTTCATAAAAAAAATGAAAACTGAAAATGGAAACTGAAAATGAAACTGAAAAAATAGTGTAAACATTTTCTTTTTATTTTTTCTTTTTTGAAAAAAAAAACAAAAAAAACCCTTGACTTTTAATTTTTATTTTCGTAATTTGTATTTTAGAAAAAAAGGAAAACCCTAAATTAGGGAAACCAGTTCAGAGAATCTGGTTGCAAAATTCTCAAAAAAAGGAAAGGCGAAGGAAATGAAAACCTTACTTGTGAACATCACTGATTCTACTGTGGATTTCAGGAAAATCACCCCTGAAATCAAAAAGGCACTTGAAGATGAAGGTGCTGTGGTATCTGAAAGTGAAACGAGAAAAGGGAAAGCGAAAATCGATTTCGGCGAAGTCAATCTTGGAACTGTCCCCGAAGGCAAAGCTGAAATCACAGATTGGAAGGCAGTCATTGCGAACAACGAAAGTGCTGTGCGAGTTTCAAGGCGGGCAACTTTTGTGAATGAGAAACTTTCAAAGATCGGGCTGGTGTCAAGTGCGAAAGCTGAAACCAGAATCAAAACCGCTGATGCACTTGTTTCAAAAGGCATGTTTGAAACTCGTGAACTTGCCCTCGCTTTTTTGACTGAAAACGGTTTATAACAGTTTTCCCTTTTCCAAAACATGGAGGGGTTAATCCCCCTCCATTTTATGAAAATGGAAATGGAAATGAAAACGAAAAAGGAAAATGAAAATGAAAATGAAAACTCACGTTCGGTATTCTGAACTTCCGAGACCTCACTCACTAACTTGTGGGTGTGTCATCTGCAACAGGATATATCATAAACTCATTCACGTCCCTACAAGTCAACTTTCCCCTTTACAACTATTCTTTGTAGCTGAAAGAAGAAATGCTGTCAACTTGAAATGAAAACTTAAGCGGTTGGGTTTTGAGAATAAAACTTGACCGCTTTGCTTTTGAGATTTATATTAGTTTATTGGGATGATGTAATACGATGATGGTATGAGGATTTCCCTTTATTGCAACAGCTTTCGGCCTTCAATTCGCTTGCGGACACGGGGCAAGCGGGGGCTATCTCATGATAAGGAAGGGGGTAATATCAGTGAAAGAGATAATGCCTTTAAATTGATTCCTTCTTTGTAATGCATTAAAGGAGAACAACTTCATATTATGAGCGTAATATGATATATTATTTTCTCTTTCGGTCGGAAAAGAAGGGAAGTTTTAATATACAAATGTTCACCAAAAACCCCCCTCGAAGCGCCAAATGGAAACTCCTGAACGGCGGCGCAAAAGTTAATATCACACTCCCCAGAAAATTTTCTCCTTCACTTGTAATACATTACATTATCACTATTTTCAGAGATGACAATAATTATGAGATGATGTATTACTAATCTATATCTTGTGTTTTTTTCCTCTTGACATCCTATATCTGGTATGTTATTTTACCTTTGGGGAAATACATAGAATAGTAATATTCATATATTAAATGTATTACATTTCCAGAAAAAAGAAAAAATGAACATTGATAAAGAAAACATGCGGCCATTATACACAAGAATTGCAATGGCCTTGCTATCTGGAATAACAATGAAGAAAGTCGCTCTTCATTTAGGATTATCTCCATCGACAATCTATAGAATCTGGAAGAATGATGAATTTAGATTATATTATAGAGAACTTGAGGATAAGAGAAATGAGAAAGCAGTTGACAGAACTTCTATAATCGAGAAGACTACGGATGTTTTTGCTAAGAGTGCAGAGAGAGCAGCCGAAATGTTAGTTCAAATGATGGATTCTGAGCAGGATAGTGCAAGGAGAAAGTCTCTCTGTGATGATATCCTTGACAGAGGTATTGGAAAAGCAAAAGATTTCCTTGATATCAACTCTGGAAAGCCTATTGAGATTGTTTTATCCGATCCAGGAAATGTAAAGGAAAACTTTTCCTCTAAAGAACAAAGGGAACTCGAGATTGAATCTGAACTTGAAATCTTGTCTAACATTGAAAATGAGGAAAAGTTCACCTCCGAGGAGGAAGAGCTTCTTATAAAGGTCCTCGAAGTTCAGAACGGAATGAAAAAGGAGGATAAAAATGCCTCGGCTTCAAATGAATGAACAGAAGGAATTTATCTTCCCTAAGATGCACATACATCAATTTAACTTCGCAACTGCAAAAGCACGATTCCCCTTATCAATCGGAGGAATGGGTTCTGGAAAAAGTCTTGGTCTGATAGAACGTTGCCATTTCTTAATGATAAAGACTCCATATTTTGGAGATTTACAAGGAAATGTTGGTCTCTTAGGTCGAGATACACTAAAAAACCTAAAAAGAACAACAATGGCTGATTTCTTTGAGTTTTGTCCACCTTCTTTTATAAAACGTTTTGATAAGCAAGACAATGTTGTTGAGTATGTGAATGGTTCTCTTCTTTATTTTGTCCATTTTGAGAAGGATATTGATTATAGAAGTATGAATTTAGGTTTTGCCGGCTTCGACCAGCTTGAGGATTGCCCTGAGAAGGTTTGGGATGAAATCTCCATCCATCGTTTGAGGAGAACTCATGGAAGGCTTCAGAATAATCCTATTGATTTCCATTCGGCCTTTGGTGTAGCAAACCCATGTTCAAACTGGGTTTCTCAGATATGGGAATCAAATGAGCTTTTGTTGGAATCTAAAGATGAAACCCAAAAGGAGAAGTATGATCCTGATTATCTAACAATTCATTCATCAATGAGAGATAATGCTGAATTTCTTCCCCCAGATTTTATTCTGAATGCGGAGAAGAAATATAAGAATACTCCGCATAAGGGGAAAATGTATATAGATGGCCTATGGGGAGCTTTAGAAGGCTCAACATATGAATGGAAGCCAGATTTAATAACTGAAAATAATGAAATTCCCCTTCCTCATTGGAAAGTGAAATGCGGCCTTGATCATGGTGTTAGTGCACCAAAAGCAGTATGCTTTGTAGCATTGGAGGAAACCGGATATCGAACTGTTCTTCATGTTTACGATGAACTATATGAGCCTAACATGGGAACAGATGTTTTTGTGGGTCTTATAGATGAAAGGCTTCAATCTCATGCTTTCTTGAGAAGAATGGAAACACAAAGAGAACCTATTGAAGCATGGCTTTGTGACCCTGCTATGTTGCAGGGTTTCGACTTCAGAGGAACTGGGAAGAAGAAAGAGAAGATAACATATTTAAAACTTTATCAACAATACGCTCAGGAGAGAAATCTACCTTTAACTTTAATTCCTGGAGAGAGTGATATAATAAGTGGAATAGATAAAGTGAATTTTCTCTTTAGAGAGAATCTTGTGAAAGTCTCCCCGAAGTGTATTAACTTCATAAGGGAGCACAAAAATCTTGTAAATGACCCTGATAATGATGGAAAGCCAAAGGAAGGACAAGCGGATCATTTATGTACAGCTTTCAAGTATTTAGTTTCGTCTCTAAATATGACTGTTTTGTTTCCATCATTTAAGAATGAAATGACCGAGATTCAGAAGAAATATAATAAAGTTCGAAAAAGAGCTCTTATAAAACCAAGGACAGACTCTGCTTCATATTTAATATGAAAGGGAAGAATTAAGATGTTCTCTTTTGTTCTTATGATTATCATCATGATGATTCTCTTCTTTATAATCTTCACTCAGAATAGGAGAATTGATAGGCTTGAATCTTTTATTCTTCATATGAAGAATAATAATATAGCTACAATCATTGAGAATAAGAATGAGAATAGGAATGAGAATGAAAATGAAAATGTGAGACTGAATCTTATTGCAAATAAAGCTCTTGATAGAGGCATTCTAACGAAGGAAGACAAGAAACAAGGAGTTAAATTCTCCAACCTCTTGAGGTAGTTCTTATAATGTATTACAAAAATATTTTCACCAAGTGAAAATATTCTCCAAAAAAGTGGCAATAAAAAAGGGAAGATAAAAGTGGCAATAATTGTAGACCAGATAAGAAACCTAATTCAGAAGAAGGATGATGAAGATAAGATAAAAAATCTCATTCCTATCCTTGTGAAGAAATACATAAACGAAACAAGTGAGATTCGCCTTAAGTGGCTTATCTGTGCAGCATTTGCTAAAGGTTACCACTATTCTGTCATAGATGAAGAATCAAGAACATTAGTATCTCCAATTTCAACTGATGGAAGGAAGAGATGTAAGACGAATAAAATCAGCTCTTATATCTGGCATATGAGTTCTCGGGTTACAAGGACAAAGCCTGTGTGGGAGGGGGTTCCAAAAGACCTTTCTCTTGAAGAAATAAATGCTGCAAAGAGTGCATCTGCATTCCTTCAGCAGCATGCAAGGAATCAGGAGCTTGACGTCAAAAGAATAAAGATTGCAAACCATCTCCTTGTTTTTGGAAATTCTTTCATCATTTGCAATGATGTTGAAGATAAACACAAATTCCAAACCCTTCCAAAATATGAGAAAAGCGGAGAACCTATCATAAATGTTGAAACTGGTGAGCAGGAAACAATGAAAATTTCATATAGAGACATTGACATAAGCCCGATTCTTCCACATTGTTTGTTATGCTCTAATGATGATTCTAATTTGGATGATAAATGGCATGTTCTTATTCATAGATGGAAAGATTTAGATTATTTCAAGAATCAATATGGTTCCAAGCTTGGTGGGAAGGTTAAACCTGAAGGGAAGGGGTTCTCTTCTGGACAGTTTTCTCTTGATAATATAAAAACAGATAGAGGAAATCAGAACGATGAAGGAGCGAATGAAACTCTTTATCTGCAGAAGCCATCTGAGATAAATAAAGATGGCTCTATTGTTACTTTTTCTAATGGAGTTATTTTAAATAGGAAAAAATGGCCAGATTCGTTTTCTGAGATAGATGGCTATCCAATAGTTCATTTCAAATGGGGTGAACCTCCTCCTGGGGAGTTCTTCTCTCGTTCTCCTTTAGAGGACCAGATTCCCCTCAACAGAGATATAAATGAAGTCATTTCCATATTTATGGAAAATACTTCAAATATGGGTCATCTGAAGTGGATGAATCCCCTTGGTTCTGGTGTAAAGGAGATAACTGATTTAAGTGGAGAAATCATAAACTTCAATCCAGGTTTTATGCCTACTCCAAGTGTTGTGAATCCTCTTCCGGAGTATATAGCAAGAATCTATAATATTCTTTGTAGTGAGCTTGAAGATATTCAGATGTTACATTCGGTCTCAACTGGAGAAGGTTCTACAAATGTTCGTTCACGTGTTGGTATTGAGGCCCTTCAAGAGCAGGATATGATGCCTTTAAGCATAGTTGATTCCCTCTCTGAGGAAGCATATAAGAACCTTGGAAAGAAGATTCTCCAGATTGGAATTAAGACTCTCGATCAGCCACGTTTAGTGCGATATATTGGGAATGGTCGAAGGAGAACAATACAAGACTTCACGAATAAAATGCTTAATGGAAATTCAGATGTTAATGTTAGGTTAGTCGATTCTCATCTGAGAACCAAAACGCAGACGCAGAATTTAATTCTTGAGCTCTTTACAAGAGGAATGATTACAGATAATCTGGGGAAGGTTGATCCAGTTCAAGCTATGAAGCTTTTAGAATTTGCTCTTCCAGATTCTGTTTATGATAAAGATGAAGCTCAGAGAAATATAGCTTATGATGAGAATGATGAACTCTTAACTGGAACTCAAGTCCCCGTTGAAGATTGGCATTTCCACTTTGTTCATCTTAGCGCTCACGATGATTGGTTCAATTCATCTGAATGGAAGGCAGAAACAATAAGAAATCCACGAGTGAGGGAAATTTCAATTCAACATAGAATGGAACACATTCAAAGAATAATGGCAGCAATGCAATCACAAGGGGCAACTCCTTCTCCTACTGGAGTTGGGAAACCGACCTCCCAGTAAAAGGAAACCTCTAAGAAAGGAAGTAGAGAAATGAAAATCAAGGACAGAGATGGAAATGAGATTGCAACTCTGGATGGTGTAGATCCAGAAACAATTGCAGTTGAAGTTGATGGAGTTCTTCTTGATGAAAAGGAAATTAGGAGAATGAAGGATGTTCAACTTAACACTACAAGAGACTACACGAAGAAAACGGAAGAATTAGCTCGTCTTAAGGAAGAGGTTCTTAATGACAAGAACGCAACTCTTGAGGAGAAGAATAAGATAACACAGGCCGCAAGAGCTCTTGAGGAGGACCGAATTTTCTTCATGTCTCATAGTGTCGAGGAGTGGGAAAGTTATGAACCCAAGGTTGATAAGATTCTTGGGAGAGGGAAGTCTGTGGGTGCGAATGTGGGTGCGAGTGTGGAAGACCCAAAGACCCAACTGAGAATCAAAGCTCTTGAAGATGAACTTGCAAATCTTAGGAAAGATACAATTCTTGAGAAGGTTGATAAGACGAAAGAACTTGCTAAAGTTCTCATCTCAACGAAGTACAAAGAAGCTGACAATGATGACGTCCAGAATTCTCTCTACGTTTTCTTTGACCTAAA